GTGAAGTAGGCAACATTGTTGACATCAACCGATGTCGTGAAAGGGGACAGGCGACAGACATCTGTCCATTGGTTCGATTCCCAAGCCTCACGCATACGGGCAGAACTGAAATCACGGAACTGAGCGAATGTCTCGTCTGTGATGTTGTGTCTGTCGTTTCCAGAGTACTGGAGAGCGTCAAATAAGACTTTGGAGAAATCAATGGTTCTCATTTTATGAGATGTCCGTCACCTGTGAAGAGACCGCCATTTACGACAGTTCTCTTTGCATAGTTTTTTATGGCTGTTTCGGGGTTGTCTCGGAGGAATTCATTTAGAAACTGATTGTCCTCCCAGCACTCATAACCAAGGCGTTGACCCCAATAGTGCCACGCCTCGACTGGAATTCTCGCTTTTAAGCGACCTACACCCTCAATGTTGTGTGCTTCATTGGAGTGGTTAAAAACGGCATTTTGCTTTGCCGTGGCTTGAGCCTTGACCTCAGACATCCTCCAGCCGTTGATGAGTTCCCTCTCCACCCTATTTCTAAGGTGGGAGGGGATTGCATCAGCCAGACTTTCGATAATGTCTGACATCCTCAGTTGTTAGGCTGTGAAGTCGAACACACCGAAGGCGAGGGGGTTGTAGACGCAGAGTCCAGCAACCGCTTCAATCATTCGGGCTTCGCCACCACCATTGTTGGTGAGGGAGGTCACGCCAGCGACATTACCGCCATAACGCACTTCAACTTGGTCGAAGGGAATGACATAACCAGCGAAGGTCGAGCCAACACCAGCGGTAGCGTTGAGGTAGTGGGAGGGGTGGAGGCGTAACTTACCGAAATCGCCCTCGAAAACATCAACCGAAGAGATGTAGGACGAAGAGTCCGACTCACGATTGAGGGTGCGGATGGCGGTCATCGGGGCTGTGCCTGTTCCTTGGGCAGTCGTGAACACGAGGTTCGTGAAGGCTCTCTTGAGGGCTGTGCCGACCAGAGCGTCATAGTCTCTGTATTGACCAGTCTGGGAGTAGATGCCAGTCAGAACATTCTGGACAACCGATTCCGTGAGGTTGGCAGTACCAACTGTGGAACGATTGGCAGTCGGGGTCTGGAAGGTCGAGGCGATGGGCAGGACGGAGTCCTGTGTACCAGCACCAGCGGCTTGAAGCCACTTGTGGAGACCACGGGTCAGATAGGGCAGAGTGCCGTTGTCGGCTTGAGCACCATTGTTGGAGCAGAGGGTGACTTCCATGTCACGCTTGAGGGCTTGGATGCCCTTAGCGACATTGTTAGCGAGTTCATCACGCACACCAGCGACAGTCGTGATATCCTGCGTAAGCGGGGAGACACGGACGGAGCGTCTGAAGATTTGGATGTAGTTGCTGAGTTCAGCACGATAGGTTGTGCCGTTGTCCTTGACATAGTTGTCATAGGTCGTGACATCCGTGCCATCGACTGTACCAGTCATCTTCGGCAGGGGAAGGCTGTCGGCTTGCCATCTGAAAAGGGTGTTGCCAGGCTTGCTACCCTTCTTCGCCATCGAGGTGAAGGGGGTGTCCTTAGCGTCAACCAGCGAGATGAGGTCAGCGAGTTCTTCTCTCTTACCAGACGAGAAGGAGGGTTCTGTGAGATTAGCCATATGTGTATATAGGGTTTAGGGGTGATTACAGGAATCGGTTAGCGATAATAGACGATAGGTCATCACGATTCTGCGAAACAGTAAAACGCTTCTTGGCGGCTTGCGTCTGAGCATCCTTTTGGGGAACTCTCGCAGGGGCGGCTGAAGGTCTCGGCTGGGACGGGGCTTTTACAGGAGAACCAGAGGACTTAGCCTTGGCTTCACGGGCATTTACGCCACGGATATAATCTCCTACCACCATCTTATAGTCGGGGAATTTCTGGATTTCTGGAAAATGCTTGATAAAGGACTCGGCAATTTGTCTTTCCTTTGCCGACTTATCCTTCCACCAAGGGTACTCCTTCGTAGCAACCTGCTCCATCTGATTGAAGTTTTGCAGGTACTGCATACGCTTCGGAAGGTGTTCCTCAATGGCATCAAGGGCTTTAATCTTGATATTGCGGACTTCTTCAGCGGTGTACTCGGTTTCAGAACCATCTTTTCCCGTAACTACTGCACCATCGGGATTCATCTCGCACCAGCGTCTGATTTGCTTGGCTTGGTCAACCTCACGGCTGACTTCTTCAAGCGTAGACAGGTTAGAGTACGGATTGTCGGCAGTAGGAATCTGTGCTGGCTTGGTAGCCTCTTGCGACAGTCTTTCCACTTCTTGCCTTAATCTTTCCACTTCTGCTTCAGCCTCCCTGCGTTTGGCAGAGAGTTTGTCAATGCGTTTCTTGACTCCCTTGGGCAACCCACGCTCAATAGCATCTTCTTCGGACTTGGTTTCTTCGGTTTCCTCGGAGTCCTCGAAATGGTCTTGCTCGTTAGTTGTTTCGGTTTCTTGTGAATGAACATCTTCCTCAGAGGTCGCTTGAGCCTCCGAATCACCATTTTCTTCTGCGGGTGATTCCGCACTCGATTCCTTACCACCTAGGAACGAATCGCTAACGATGCTAGCGAGTTTGTTGATATCGAAGGGAGTGGATGTACCTTCGTTTGTCGTAGCGTTATTTTCTGCCGTGCTAAGGTCGGCTTGATTGTCTGTATTCATTAGATATAGGTCTAAAGTCCTTATAGGTTATAGCAGGGTGTTATAGTCCCAGAACTAGGGGTCAGTTATTGGTTTAGATTTCTCTTAGCAACAACCAAATTGATTAGATACCATTTTCCGACGGATTATGCTCCTCGGAGGGTCTGCCTTGGTCACGCAGGATATCGTTGCGTGTGTTGATGAGGATGTCCTTGAACGAGGCAAGAGCATCGGCTCTGCCGCAATGCCAAGCCCTGTCCTCGCCCTTATTCTCTTTAGAGAAGGCGTTGGCAGTCTCAGCCTCAATGGAAGCGTCCAAGAGCAGGTGGACGGCTTTCCATAGGTCGTTGTGCTTGTCGAATGAGAAGCCTACGATGATTTCTTGAGGTAGCATTACTGCATCATCCCTTCTTGTTCAGACTGCATTTCATCAGCCTGTTGGAGTTGCTGTTGCATAGCGTCACCAGCCTGTTGAGCAACAGGGGTCACGCCAGTACGACCAATCTGCTTGTTCTGCTGTTGGCTGACAGACATCTGGAGGTTCTTCATGTAGTTCTCAAGGAGAGCACGGAAGTGCGGGTCAGACTGCATCGACTGTTGAGCCTTCGGGTTCTTGCCCATGATATCTTGGAGGTACTGCAACTTGGTCGGGGCAGACGGGTCGTTTTCGACATAGTTGGCTTCGTTGCCAAGCATCATCAAGCCAAGGTCAGACTGAATCTCCTTGTACAGAAGTTGAGAAGCCGTGCCTGTGTTGATGATGAGTTCCTTAGCCTTGTCGGGGTCAATAGCCTCGATAGCCGCCTTGACCAACTTGTTCTTGTCGATGACACCGCCAGCATCCAGAGGCAGGACGAACTGCGTGATAGCCTTGAGTTTTTCGATTACGAAATTGGTGTCGAGTTCTCGGACATCGTACTTCACTTGGAAGTCAAACATCGAGGAGATGGAACTGATGTTCTGAGGCAGGGGCTTGCCTGTGATGGATTCAATGTCAGCCGCTTCCATGTACTGAAGCATCAGCGAGAAGGTCATAGCAAACGCCTCGCTCCAGACATCCAGCCAGTTGTTGATGATGAACTGCTGGGTGGTCTGCGTACGCTGGGGCATCACATTAGGATGCGGGAGACCGAAGTACAGGGCGTGGTTCATCTCGACTCTGTCAACGAGGTTGAACGCTGTGCCTGTTTCGCCTGTGGGAGTGGGCATGAACTTGTAGTCATCGGCACTCGTAACAGGAAGATGAATTCCGGGGGCAATTCTATTTATACCACCATATCGCTTCTTAACGAGAACAGGTGGCAGGGTCGTGAACGCAGTTCTGTCTCTGATGGCATCGTGCTGTGCCTTGATTTCTTCTTGGTCGGTGACAGCGACTTCGGGTACACCTCTAGACTCCACGATGGCTCTGCGTGTGCGTTCTCTGCGGAAGATGACGAAGGGATACTTGTTATGAGCGTATCCAAGAATGCCGTGAGAAGCGAACACTTCTGAGCCAGACTGAGGCGAGAATATCGTCTGGTAGATACCTTGGACACCATTTTCATCGATGTTGCGGGAGTAGGCATAAACGAGTTCAATCAGATTGTCACTACGCTTGACTTGGTAGTTAATCAAGGCGGCGGCAGGGAGGAGGTTAGGGTCATTGAACTGAGACTGCATACCAGCGGTATTCACAGCCTGTTGAACGAACTCATCAGACCATTCTTCCATCTGAGCCATCGAGCGAAGTTCGACTTCGGTCACGAAGGTGCGTCTGAAGACAACACGGGCTTTCTGGATGTCGATGGTCTCGGGCGGGAAGGAGATTTCATCGTAGGGCTTCAGAGCAATCAGACAGGGCTGATTCTTAGACACGAATACCTCTGGGATGAAGGCAGTACCCTCCTCACGGAGTTCACGGACAGCCTTTTTGACATCCTTGGGCTTAACCGCCTTGAGGTACTGCATAATGAGGTCAACCGCATAGTCTTCCTGTTCGGGAGACATGATGGCGGCTGGCAAGTCCTTGATGGCGGCTTCTGGGTTCTGCTGAACAGCCATCTGCACCATCTGGACAATCTCATCCATACGAATCTGCTGGTGGCGTGTACCCATTTCCTGTTCCCAGAAGATGTGTAAGCCAGACCAGCCGTACTGTGTGGTGTACTGTGCAAGGAGTTCCGCTTCCTTACGCAGTTCTGAACGAAGGCGTGACTCCAGTAGCCAACTCATAAGGATATTAGAGGTTGCGGAGGCTTCTGAGTCACTAAATTCTGTTCCCTTGACCTTGATTTGGCATCGGTCAAAGGTGGTCATCATCATCGAGACGAGTTCGTTGATGGTTCTATCGACAAGGCGGCAACGGACATCCGAAGCACCTTCAAATGGGAAAGCAGGTTGACCTTCGGGCAGGTTTTCGCTGTGCTTCTTGCCGTCATCGGTCTGTCCAGCCCAGCGAGCAAGTCGGATATCATCGTTTTCAG